ATTAGGATCTTAACATGGCTTTTCTTATAGGTGGAGCAAATTCAGCAGCAGATACAGCTTTTTCAGTAGCCAACTCATGTAGGTTTAATAAAACAGATAATGCTTATCATAGTAAGTCGTTAGGAGCTCCAACTGATGCTGATAAATTTACAATATCTTTTTGGATGAAACTTGGACTTGTGAGTAGTACTGTAAGAACTATTTTCAATATAGCAGTAAGTGGTGGTGCTAATACATTCCTGCAATTAACTGCTGCTGATTTGATGGTTTTTGGTAGATATGATAGTGGTTATCAAGGAAATTTAACAACAAATCAAGTCTTTCGTGATCCCAGCGCCTGGTACTCAATAATAGTTGTGTATGATTCTGGAAATGCAACTGCTGGAAATCGTATGCGTTTGTATGTCAATGGAACAGAAGTTACATCTTTTGGTACTGATACAAATCCAACACAAGATTTAGATAGTAGCAATATAGATGGTGCTACAATTTTTGTAGGAGCTTATGGTGATGATGATGAAGAATTTGATGGTTATTTGGCAGAATTTTGTTTTATAGATGGTTTAGCTTTAACTCCAAGTTCATTCGGAGAATTTAACGAAGACAGCCCAAATATTTGGCAACCGATAGATGTATCAGGATTAACATTCGGAAATAATGGATTTTATTTAGATTTTGAAGATAGTGCTAACCTAGGCAACGACAAAAATGGCGGCACAGACCTGGGAGAGACTAATATAGCCGCAGTAGACCAGGCGGTTGACTCGCCTTCTAATAATTTTGCAACAATGAATATTTTGGACAATTATTATGGTGCTGGTACTTTTACAGAAGGAAATTTAAAAATAGTAACTCTTTCATCTGATTATACTTATTATACAGGCACTATTGGATTAACTGCTGGACTTTGGTATTTTGAGGCAAAATTAACAGCAACAGCAGATGACAATCAAGTTCATGTTGGAATAGCTGGGAGAGTTACCCAAGATGCTCAACATGAATTAGGACACTACAACGATACTTATGCGTATTATTCTGCTGATGGAGATTCCAGAACTAATGATGGCGATACTTCTTATGGAACTGGTTTTGATACTGGAGATATTTTAGGTGTTTATATAGATCTTTCTGCTAATAAATTATATTTCGCAAAAAATGGTACAGTTCAAAATTCTGGAACAGGAATATCTATTACTGCTCCAGCTAGTGTAACGGCAGGTGCTTATTTTCCAGCAGTAGGTGACTGGGCAAATCAGTCAGCCACTTGGGAAGTTAATTTTGGTAATCCATCATTTAGTCTTTCATCAGCAGTGGCTGATAAAAATGGATATGGATCGTTTGAATATAATCCCAGTTCAGGAACATTTGATAGTGCAAGCAAAGACTTCTTGGCTATCTGCACGAAGAATCTAGGAAGTGATGGGGGTTAAATGGCAGCTTATACAGCAATAGACGATCCAGAAGCATATTTTCAGACTAAGACTTATACTGGAAATAATACTGATGGACTAGCAATTACCTTTGATGGAGATACAGATATGTCACCAAACCTTATCTGGTTTAAGGTAAGGAGCCATGCTCACTCAAGCTGTATTGCTGACACTGTTAGAGGAATTTCAGATGGTGGAACAAAAGTTATACATTCTGATCTAACAAACGCTGAAACAACTTGTAACGCATCTACAGGTTTAAAAACAGCAGATAGCGATGGATTCACATTAGGAGCAGAAACAAGCACATCTGGTTCAATTAATGGAAGTTCAAAAACATATGTAGCTTGGTGCTGGAAAGAATCTGCAACGTCTGGGTGTGATATAATTCAATTTACAGGAAATGCTACTGCAAGAACAATTTCTCACTCACTTTCAGCAGTACCTAAAATGATTTTAATGAAAAATTTAGCCAATGGAGATGCACAATGGGTTGTTTATCATGTTAAAACAGGAAATACCCAAGCACTTTATTTGAATACAACTACTGCTCCTGTAGATGTTGCTGGATTTTTCAATGATACCGATCCAACTTCGAGCGTATTTACAGTTGGAACTGATACTGCTTGTAATGGAGATGGAAATAGTCAAATTAATTATGCTTGGAGTGAAAAGCAAGGCTTCAGCAAGTTTGGAACGTACGTAGGAAATGGTAATTCTGGAACAGATGGCACATTTGTTTATCTCGGCTTCAGACCAGCGATGGTATTAGTGAAGCGTACCAATGGAGCAAAAGATTGGAAAATTTTTGATATTAAAAGAAATGGATATAATGGTTCAAACGAAGTTTTAGAACCTAATAATAGTGATGCAGAAGATACTACTGAATTTTTACATTTTTTATCTAATGGTTTCAAATGGGTAATACCTAGTAGCGATGCCAAATATGCAGATGTAAATGGCGAGGACGATACTTTTGTGTACGCAGCTTTCGCATACTCGCCGTTTGTAAATTCAGAAGGAGTACCAAATAACGCGGTATAATTATGCTACAAAAAATTAGAATACAACCAGGATTTAATAAACAGGTCACAGCAACGGGTGGCGAGGGCCAATGGATAGGTGGTGACTATGTACGATTTAGATATGCCACACCTGAAAAAATAGGAGGTTGGGCTCAACTAGGAGACAACACTCTTACAGGAAGAAACACAGCACTACATCATTTCGTCAACGCGTCAGGAATTAAGTACGCAGCCCTTGGTACAAACAGATTTTTATATGTGTATTCTGGAGGAATTTTTTATGACATTACTCCTCTTAAAAGTACAACAACATTAACTAGTGCCTTTACCACAACGAATGGCGATGCTACAGTCACAATCACGTTTAGCAGCTCTCATAATATTAATAAGTACGATATTATTCGTTGTGATAATTTTAGCTCTGCTACCAATTCTAATTTTGACTCTGATGATTTTGATGATACTAATTTTATGGTCGCAACTGTTCCAACTTCAACAACGATTACCATTGAAATGGGATCCAATGAAAGTGGATCAGGAGCGTCTACATCAGGTGGAGTAAGGGTAAAACATTTTTATTCAATAGGACCTGCCGTTGAAGAATCAGCAGCTGGTTGGGGACTTGGTCAATGGGGCGGTACAGTTTCTGGAGAAGGTACTTCAACTTTAGATGGTGCTATCGATGCCGATGATACAAGTCTTACTTTAGCAAGTTCATCATCCATGCCTTCATCAGGAACTGTCTTAATTGACGATGAGCGTATTGTTTATACAACAAATACTACAGGAACCGCTACTTTATCAGGATTAACTAGAGCATCGGATAATACTACTGCTGCAACGCACTCTGATGGAGCAACGGTTACTGATGCATCGGACTATACGAAATGGGGTGCATCGCAAACAGGTGACGTAATTACGGCTCCTGGTCTATGGTCCCTGGACAATTTTGGAAATAAACTTATTGCAACTATATTTGATGGTGCAACTTTTGAATGGGATTCAGATGCTGATAGTGCATCATCAACTAGAGCAACGATTGTTGCCAATGCACCAACTGCAGCAGTACAGACTTTAGTATCCACTCCTGATAGACACTTAGTTTTCTTTGGAACAGAGACAACTATTGGTACAACATCAACACAAGATGATATGTACATAAGATGGTCGGACCAGGAGAGCATTAACGCATCAACTTCGTACGCTCCATCAGCAACCAATACTGCCGGTACACAAAGACTGGCCGACGGAACACGGATCGTTGCAGCGATCAGAGGTCGGGATGCAATTTACGTATGGACGGATACATCTTTATTTATTATGAGATTTGTTGGTGCACCTTTCGTATTTTCATTCCAACAAGTTGGAACGAACTGTGGATTGATTGGAAAAAATGCAGCCGTCGAAGTAGATGGTTCTGCTTACTGGATGTCAGAGAATGGTTTCTTTAGATACACTGGTAAACTGGAATCATTAGCGTGTCTAGTTGAAGACTATGTTTATGATGATATTAATACAGTTCCTAAACAACATATTTATGCAGGATTAAACAATCTGTTTGGTGAAGTGACTTGGTTTTATCCAGGTAGTGGAGCTGCTTCTAATAATAGATCGGTAACTTACAATTATATGGATTCAACACCAGAGCGACCTGTATGGACGACAAGCACGTTGGCAAGATCGACATGGGCAGATTCAGCTATATTTGGTAAACCTCACGGAACTGAATATGACTCTGATGCTACAAGTGATACAACCGTTGGTAATACTGATGGCGTTACAACTTACTATGAACACGAAACAGGACAAGATCAAATTAAAGCAGGAGCAAGAACTGGTATTTCAGCAAGTATTGAATCAGGTGATTTTGATATATCTATAAGTAAAGGTGGTGGAGCAGACCTTAGAGGAGACGGAGAACACATGATGAAAATTAGAAGAGTGCTTCCAGACTTTTTGCAACAAACTGGAGATGCAAGAGTGACATTAAACTTAAAAAATTACCCAACAGACTCACAGACTAGTTCATCTTTGGGACCTTTTACTACAACTACTAGCACAACAAAAATAGATACAAGAGCGCGTGCGCGTGCTATATCATTGAAGGTTGATAATACAAGTACTAAACAACACTGGAAGCTTGGAACTTTTAGATTAGATATACAACCGGACGGGAGAAGGTAATGCCTTTTAAATCAGAAGCACAGAGACGATACTTATGGGCCAACGAACCCAATATTGCAAGAGACTGGACGGATACTTATGGAAGTAGAATTAAAAAAGAAAATGGTGGGATTATGAGATTAGGTTTTCAGAATGGAAATGATGTTAATCCATGGTTGTGGCAACAAATGAAAAAAGGAAAAAATTATCTTCAAGACACAATAACTGGAGGAATTACAAATCTATTGGATAATACTATACTCGGAAGAATAGCTGCTGTAAGAGATGCAACTAATCCAAGAGCAGGTAATTATAATCCTGCACTTCAAGGTCAAATAGATTTTATGAAAGATCGAGGAATGTATGGAGTAATAGACCAAAGTGGATTAAACAAAATTACAAGTGGTGTATTAGCTGGTAAAAATTTACAATCAATGTTTGGTTCAAATGATTTAATGGCCATGTATGAAAAAGAATTAGATAGAGCAACAGGAGTGTTAGAAAATTTACCAAAACAATGGAGCAATTTGAAAGAAGAGGATCCAGAAGAGTATGCTAAAAAAGTTGCTTGGCATAAAAATAAAGTAGAAAAAATAAAAGCAGAACAGGCTGCTGCTGCAGCCAATGCACAAAGAGCTGCCGATGAAAGAATTGCAATTGAAAGCCAAAGAGCTGGCACAGCTCCACAAAGAAGAGAAGGCAGGGGTGCTACCCATATGTCTAGAAGTATAGATCAAGGTGGATTAGGATTAACAACAGCTGAAGCTGCAGCAGTTTCAAAAGCCAATAGAGAAGCTGGCATGAGTGGCTGGGGCCTTGCAGAAGGTGGACTTATAAATTTTTATAAAAATGGAGGATTTAGTGGCTAGAATAGTACAATCCTTAACACAACCCCTTGAGA